TGGTATTTGTGTATACAAAAGTACCATCTTCTAATGAACCCGGTTTTCCATAACCTGTTGAACCAACAATAACAGTATCGTCTGTTATTACTGGATTGGGATTTGCAACTGTAGGTATTACTATGTCGGCAGCAGGAATACCTGACTGTATAGCAGCATCATAAGCTTGATATAGTCCAGTTTCTGTTGCTGAATCTAATACAGTTTCTCTATTTGTTTCTACTTGTTCATAAGTTGTTGCTGCTTCTCCCAAATAAGGATTAAATCCATGTGGACCACCGCCTGTTCCTTTGTCATAAGTGGATTCAGAATAATCTTCGCTATTAGGATCAACATATCCCTCATCACCTTCTACTAATTCTAATCCAGTTACAAGATCAGTATTACTTGTAACAGTAATAGCTTCAGTATAAGGATTATTAGCTACTTCTGTAGTTGTTCCATCTTCAAAAGTAACAGTTGATGTGCCATCGTTATTATCCGTTACTGTGCTTCCTGAATTATTTGTTAAATCATCATCTGTGTCATTTGTTTTTCCGCCACCAACATCATAAGTTTCATCAGTATTGGTAGTAGTTCCAGTTGTACTTGTTGTATTGGTTGAGTCTTGCATAACTCCTTCTAATCCTACATTACGAAAAGGACTGAG